AGATAACCAGCATTGAGCAGATCAAGAAAGATTTTGCGGCGGCGGTCAAGGCGGTTTTTGTTTCTGCAAAGCACCAGGGCATATTGCGATACAACGATGTGCGGCCTGTTATCAAAGGTATTGCCGGTGTGACGGACTATGGAAAATTCCTGATGAACGGTGCGGAGGAAAATATCAACCTGGCAAGTGAAGAGTACCCGGAGACAGGTACCCTTGATTTTAGTTAGGGGGCGGTCCGATGGAAAAGGAAAAATTTGATTTGGAGAACTTCCCCACAAGCAACAGTGCCAGGAAGATGCTCAGCTATGTGTCTGATGGATTCTATGACGAGTCATATGTAGGCAAGTGGATATACCAGGTGATGGGGCTTGAATATGACAAGGCACTAGAAATGGTTGAGGACCTGCCAGCACAGTTCTTTCCGGAGACAGCCACATGGGGGCTGATGTACCATGAAATCAAGTGGGGGTTGCCGGTGCGTGAAAATCTTTCCTACGAGGAACGGCGCAAACTGATTTACCAGAAAAGGGATTACAGAGCGCCAATGATACCGTATCGGATGGAGAAAAGCCTGGAGGATGCCACAGGATTTGAGGTACATATTGCGGATATTCACGATCCGGGCGAGCATGGATTTTCCACTCAGCATCCGAATGTGTTCAAGGCATATTTTCTCGGAGAGGGATCATTGGATTCAAAGAAAGTCTTTGAAACACTGAACCGGCTGAAACAATCGCACACAACCTATACCGTCAATTACCGGACAGAGATTGTACTGGATAACAGGTACCTGGAGCAGATCATATTGAGGAATGTCCGGTTTAAGATGGCGATACCGTTCTGGTATGCGTATGTGTACGACGGGAGCTGGCGGCTGGACGGCAGTGTTGTCCTCAACACGAAGAGGCGTTATGGCCTTGTGCTTGGTTTCAAATTCAACCAGGGGGAGTTTCATACCCCGGAAGAAATCAAGCTGGTTTCGGTCAGATTTGACACGGTAAAAGTGATAAACGATGGAATGTTTCGTGCCGGTGTGGGTTTTCATACCGGCATTAACTTTTGGAATGTCCGATGCTTTGACGGGATGTGGGATCTTGACGGCACCGAACAGCTGGATGCAAAGCGGAGGTACGGACTTTCTCTCGGCATGAGGGATAGATTCGGAATTGCGAGTTGCACAGAAGAGGTAAAGCTGCAGGCTCTATCTACAAAGTGGGAGCAGCACATCCGGGAAAATATAGCGGCTGGCATAGTTTCTCAGTTTGCGGTTGACTTCTGGAGGCTCCTGTATCTGGACGGAGGATGGAATCTTGACGGTGAACAGCTGTTAGGTTATGGCCGGGGCAAAGCAAAGGCGGCTTTGTCGGTACGTTCAGAAATGGATTTCTCTGAGCAGGAAACGGTGGAAAACGCTACCGTGGAGACAAAAACATGGGATTATTGGTTTCTGGACGGCGCTTTGTCGCTGAATGGTGCCAGGAGCCTTAATTCAATATACAGAAAGGAGGCAGCAGAGTGAGTACAGAGAAAAATAAAAATGTAATCATCACTAAGAAGTCCAGGGAGAAACTTGTCAAGGCCAGGGCAGGTGCAATCCAGCTCCCTAAGATTGTAGGCATGGTGTTTGGGGACGGCGGCGTGGACGCAAGCGGCAATGTCATATCGCCCACAGAATCGCAGAGCGGTCTTACCAATGAAATCTTCCGCAAGGAACTTGACGGGTACAGCTTTCCAGCAGATACGACCTGCAGATATGAATGTACGCTGACAGAAAGCGAGCTTGCGGGAGAGGAAATCAGCGAGATCGGTTTGTACGACTCAGAAGGTGATGTGGTCTGCATTAAGACTTTCAAGCGGAAAGGCAAGGATGATGATGTCGAGCAGACCTACACGCTGGATGATATTTTCTAAGGAGTGCCTTAGAGGAAAGGAGACGGCATGAAAGAGTACAAGAACACCAGCCCGGTATTCGCTGATGCGATTCAGATTGTGGAAACAACGGACCCGGCTCATGCGGATAATATCAACATGGCGCCGACTCAGCTGTTGCAGAACACATTGAGTAACCGGGGGCTGATTGAGAAAATGCTGGCATATTCGTATGATAGCGACAGGGGGCGGGTTGTAAATCTGCTCCCTTTTAATTTCGACAATGGTAAACTGAAGGTACCAGAAGGAATGGGTAGATTTGAGGATGATTCCCTGGTGCTGGAGGTTGCGATTTAAGGAGGTAAGAGAATGTCAACTATTAAAGAAATTGAAGTCGGTGGAGTGCTGAGAAAAATTGAGGACTCGCAGGCCAGGGATGATGTGAGTTTGCTGCTCCAGCAGACAAATGGATTATATAGGGGGAGGGACCTCACGGTAGTATTTGCAGATGAGATTGCAAATTATACCGATGCGTGGGCCTGGATTCATGCAAGGATTAAGGAGGGGAATTACACCGGGATTTATGTCGGGGATTACATCCCTGTCACAGTGAAGAACGAGAGAGTGGAAATGCAGGTGGCCGGTATTGATGTCTACACCCATACAACAGACCAGGATTTAGGACATCACATTGATTTCATTAGTCGGGACTGCTTTTCAGAAACGGTTCAGTGGAACACTACGAACAACAATAACGGCAACGCCACAGATGGGAGTCCTTATATGGTGAGCAACCTGCATACATGGCTTGCGACTTTATCCAGTCATTTGCCGCAGGCAGTGAAAAACCATATTGTGACAAAGAGATCGCTTATGGAGATAAGATATTCTGCAAGCGGTGCGCTGACGGATTCTACAACGTGGGAGTGGAAAGATATAGGGCTTTTGTGGGTTCCGCATGAGTATGAGGTATTCGGGTCGGTTGTATGGGCGACCAAAGGGTACGGACAGGGGCAGGCAATGCAGTACCCTATTTTTGCTAACAGCTATCTGAACCGCATCAAAGGTGCCGGTCACGGCGGAAGTCGGTGCCACTGGTGGCTGGCGTCCGTGGGGTCTGGCGATTCGACGTATGCGTGCGGTGTCGGCAACAACGGCTTTGCCGACGACTGGGGCGCGTCCAGTGCGCGTCGGGTGCCCGTCTGCTTCCGTATCAAAGCGTAAGCGCCAATCATAAAATCTTTTAATCGGGGGCCCTTGTGGCCCCCATTCTTTTGAAAGGGAGAAAAACATGGCGGTAGAGGAAGGGAAGAATAAAAGCAAGAGTACCAAATACACATACGGCAACAATTATCGGAGAAATAGGGTAGATACAAAATTTGACACCCTCACGCTGGCGAATGAGCTGAAACATAAAGTGACGGTATATGTGATGAATGAGTCGTATGTTCCGAAGAAATGGAGGTATTTCAACGGAAAACCTGCAGTGGACTACGCAAGGAGCATCCGGGATTGCGTATCTATGGCAAATGATATATGGCTGGATGATAAGGTCCCGGATGAAGAAAAGTTTAAGAAGAGAGGGGAGTTGCAGGCTAGGGCGCTGTCCTATTGCAATATCCTCCAGCAGCAGTTAATTGATATTTGTGAGGAATGTAGCGGTGCTACTGAGGAAAATATGAGAGAGATTACAGATACACTCAGCAATATCGTAGGGAAAATCATTAACTGGAGTAAATCAGACAATGGCCGGGCCGGGAGATAATCCTGGCCTGTTCATATATTGGATATCCTCTGTAAACTCTGTGTCGGTGCAACTGGTGGCTGGCGTCCGTGAGGTCTGGCAATTCGACGAATGCGTGCAATGTCAACAACAACGGCAATGCCAACAACTGGAACGCGTCCAATGCGAATCGGGTGCCCGTCTGATTCCACCAAAGGTCAGTCAGAGTAGGTTTTGCCTTTATGGTACTCCGAAATCAGTGCCGGGTGGATGGAAGGAGAGGATAAGCCATCGGACAGAAATGTTCGTGAATATGTACCTGGATGTGACCGGGCGGACGCTGCTTGCATGGTGTGGGATTGGTGGATAGCCTGCATTTCATGCCCGTTGTCCTATGCGGCTGGTGCCACTATAAGGCTGCTTACACAGGGCTGTGCCGTACCGGGTATCATTTTTATTGTGGCTGAAAGCGGTGGTTTAGGTTATGACAAGTGAAGAAAGACACGAGGCAAGATATAAGCGCAGAAAAGTCAGGCGTGATTCTAAGCGAAAGAAGGTTTTAGAGACGTATGGAGATTATTACAAAGTTATCAGCAGGGATGCTTTGTCGGGGGCCGCCAAACAAGCTGCTAAAGGGGTAAAGTACAAGGCCAGCGTCCAGAGGTTTATGCTGAGAAGGCTGACGAATGTTGCGGCCATAAACAGAAATCTGGTCTATCACAAGGACATCCGGAAAGGGTTTATTTGTTTTAACCTCATAGAGAGAGGAAAGCTGCGGAAGATTATGAGCGTCCATTTCTCCGAAAGGGTGCCGCAGAAATCACTCAATCAGAACGCTTTGATACCAGTGCTTACCAGGTCGCTGATCCATGATAACGGAGCCAGCAGGAAGGGGATGGGTACGGGTCACGCCATGAAAAGGCTGGTGGGGCATTTGCGTTGGCATTATAGGAGGTATGGAACCGAGGGGTATATATTGCTGTTGGATTTTAAGGATTATTTTGGAAGTATCGATCATGGGGTGGTAAAAGAAATCATTGCAAAGGCTTTTGACGATCCTGGGATAATCTGGCTTACGAATTTATTTGTGGATGCTTACTATGAGTACAATGTAAAAGTAAAAAATCTACCAGAGGATGAGGCACATAAAGGTTTGGGGTTGGGCAGCGAAGTCAATCAAACGTTGGCGATTACAGTTCCAAGTCCAATGGATCACTACATAAAGGAGAAACTCAGAATACATGGGTACGGCAGATATAATGACGACTCCTATTTGATTTCACTGAGAAAGGAGAATCTTATGTGTTATCTGGAAGAAATCCGGAAGATATGCGGAAAACTTAAAATTACCGTAAACGAGAAAAAGACGAGGATTGTGAAATTATCACATGGTTTTACATACCTAAAAACACAGATATACCTGACCGATACCGGAAAGATAATCAGAAAGCCTTGCCATAAAGCGGTAGTCCGGGAAAGAAGAAAGCTGAAAAAGCAGAAAAAATTGCTGGATGCGGGAGTCATGACATTTGATGACATCCGGTGTTCCTACAGTTCGTGGCGGGGCAGCATGAAATACAGAAACGCTAGGAAAACGGTTCATTCAATGGATAAGTTGTTTGATTCGTTATTCATAGAATCTTGGGCGAAAGGAGGTGTGCAGCATGGATGATAGAAAAAGGGCAATCGAGTCCGAGATCGCAGGGTTAAAGCAGATTCTCACGAGTACCGATTACAAGGCTTTGAAGTTTGCTGAGGGCCAAATTTCTGCAACGGACTACAAAGAGACCAAACAGCAGAGACAGGCGCTCAGAGACAAGATCAATGAGCTGGAGGCAGAGCTGGAGACTATCGGGGAAAGTGAGGGAGATGCAGATGCAGAGTAGGATTGCTTACAAGGACATCTACGATTACGGTAGATTGGAAAAAGCGGCCAAACGCCTGCATCTGGAAGAGACGGAGGAAACGGAAATCGGGTTACTCAACCTGCATAATCATCTGGTGTGGCATTCGTATGTACCGGGAAAGGACCCGGCTGCGGATGCCATTCTTTCGTCCGTCATAACGGAATTACTGGAAGAATACAACCTGGATGCGTCATGTGTACCGGCAGAGTTCCGGGATATTGCATCTTCCGTTGTGGAAAGGAGGTAAGTATGAGTCTGAATGAGATTATCACAAGCGGAGGCGGCGTGTTGTTTATTCTGCTGACGATTATCCAGCTGGCACCGATAAAGGTTAATCCGTGGTCGAAGATTGCCAGGGCAATCGGCAGGGCGATGAATGTGGAAATCATGGATAAGCTGAACGAGAGTGAGGCTACGGACGCCAGGTACCGCATACTTAGGTTTGATGATGAAATCCGGCATCATGTAAAGCATACGGAAGAGCATTTCAACCAAATCATGGGCGATATTGACGAATACGAGAGATACTGCAGTACCCATCCGAATTATAAGAACAGCAAGGCGGTACTGGCTATCGAAAATACCAGGCGCACATACGAAAGGTGCAGGCGGGAAAATTCATTCCTGGTGTAAGGAGGGCGGCACGCATGAAGAAAAGAAAAAAACTCCGTCCGCTGAGAAAATTAAAGGAAGTCATAGGCAGAATAGGCACGCTGAATCTGATTTTGATTCTGGTCGGTGTCTTTTTTGTTTGGTTCAACTGGCAGATGCTTTGTATCTTCCGGGAGCAGGGAATGATCCCGGAGTCATACGCTTGTGCGGTCATAGCGGCCACAATAGGCGAGTGCGGCATCTGCGGATGGATTCGGACCAATAAGGACAGACGGAGAGAACATCAGTGGGAGCAGGAGGAAAAGCAGGCTGAGAGATCAGCAGAAAAGGAAAGCGAGGAAATGACAGATGAACGAAATTCTTTTTGAGATTATCAAAGTGGTGGTTATGGTTGCGGCGCTGGTTATCACAAGGTACCTGGTTCCGTGGCTGAAAGAGAAGATCGGCGCCGACAAGCTGGCTACAGCTGAGAAGTGGGCCAGGTATGCGGTACTGAAGGCACAGCAGGTCCTTTGGGAGCAGGGCGGGCAGGACAAGAAAGCCTATGTGACGGAGTTTCTGAAAGAAATCCTGATGGCGAAAAATATTGCTTTGTCTGATGAACAGCTGGACGTGCTAATCGAGGCGGCGGTTAAGCAGATGAAAATTGAGGAAAATGCTGGTGGCGTTATTGAGGCAGTAGACGAGGCACCGGGATCTGCAGAATAAGGAGGCGGGAGTATGTCGCTTATTGGGAAAACCGTAGAAGAGCAGATGTGGAATTTTTACATGGCGAGGGTTGGCAATGCTTATGGCGTTGCCGCCCTCATGGGCCATTGGTTCGCAGAGTCCGGATTGAATCCGAAGAATCTGCAGAACAGCTTTGAAAAAAAGCTGGGATATACGGATGAAAGCTATACAAAGGCTGTCGATGATGGCAGCTATGGCAACTTTGTCCGTGACAGCGCGGGATATGGCCTGGCACAGTGGACCTACTGGAGCCGTAAGCAGAATATGCTCCGCTTTGCAAGACAGAGGGGATGTTCTATCGGAGACACGGAAATGCAGTTTGAATTTGGCTACCAGGAGTTATGTACCGGGTACAAGGGCGTGTTGGCGGTTATGAAATCTGCAAAATCCGTGAGAGAGGCATCCGATGTATTGCTGACTCAGTACGAGAGGCCGGCAGATCAGAGCGAGGCAGTCAAAGTGAAGAGGGCTGGTTACGGCCAGAAGTATTATGAGAAATATGCCGGATCATCCGGCAAACCAAAACAGGAGGGATCGAATATGGGATATTCAAGGCAGAAGGTGGTAGACCTTGTAAACAGCTGGATCGGCAAGAAAGAGGCTGACGGCAGTTATAAGTCTATCATCGACATTTACAATACGCAGAAGAGCTTTCCGAGAGGCACAAGGATGCAGTATGGCTGGGCGTGGTGTGCCTGCACCTGGTCCGCGCTTGCGGTAAAACTCGGATATACCGCAATCATGCCAGTGGAGATCAGCTGTTATTATCTGGTCGAGCAGGCCAAGAAAATGGGAGTGTGGGTAGAAAATGACGGATATGTTCCCCAGCCGGGCGATGCAGTTCTCTACGACTGGCAGGACAGCGGAGCGGGCGACAATACCGGCGCTCCGGATCATGTGGGTACCGTAACAGAGGTTTATCCGTCCGCAGGCTACTTTGTGGTTGTCGAGGGTAACTATAGCAACCAGGTGAAAAAGCGTACCGTTTCCATTAACGGGAAGTATATCAGAGGGTTTATCGCTCCGAAGTATAGCGACAATGTGGTAAAGCCTGCAACATCATCCGGAAATAAGGATGTTATAACGCTGGCCCGTGAGGTTATCGCAGGCGCCTGGGGAACAGGGGCGGCGAGAAAAACAAAGCTGACGGCGGCGGGGTATGATTATGCCACAGTGCAGGCGAAGGTCAATGAGATTTTGAACGGTTCCGCAGCAAAACCTAAAACTGAAACGCAGAATCAGTCCCAGCCGACAGAGAAGAAAGTAACAGCGACGGAATCTGCATATAAATACGACAAGGGTGTTGCTGGGAGCTATAAGACAACGGCAAACCTCTATATCCGCAATGGGGCGGGGAGCAACAAGAAAGCCCTGGCGCTGATCCCGAAAGGTACAAGCGTAAATTGCTACGGGTACTACAATGTCGCAAACGGAGCGAAGTGGCTGTATATCCAGGTGGCAATAGACGGCGTTCTTTATACCGGGTTCAGCCATGCCGGGTATCTGAAAAAGTAGTAGGAGGAAAGATGAAAAATTACATCGGTGTAAAAATCGTGAAAGCGGAGCCGCAGGAGAAGAACGGACGCCCTGGGTACCGGGTAAAATATCCGGATGGGTATGAATCATGGAGTCCGAAGTCTGCCTTTGAAAAGGCATACCGTGAGTTGGATTGCAAGGATTTTATCAATTCGGAGGAATAACAGATAGGCTCTGGCCGTAATGGCTGGGGCCGCTTTTTTCGTTGAAAATGCGGAGCAAATCAGCAGAAAAAATCAATATACAAAATAACCAAAATTTGACCGGGTAATTTGACGAAATGTGCCTGAGCAACGATAGACGATTTTACCACCTATCCTATGCCTAAAGAGGAAAGCCTGGTATTGAGCCGTGTACGAGCTTTTAGACCTATATGCTTTTCAGATGGAGGTCCATAGATTTATTTCCGGCTTATCCGCATTATCCACACGGATATGTGAATAAAAATCTCAAATGAGAGCAAATGAAAAACGGTCAGATTTCAAAAACTGACCATATATTATATATATCTAATCTCTTTATCTCTTATCTCTAGTAAAGAATCCTACCAGAAATCTAACGAGAAATCATGTAAGAAATCTTACAAGTGATAGCGGTTTTATGCGGTTTCTCGAACTTTTCCCATGAAAAACAGAAAATGAGCAGAAATAAAATGCACCAGATTTGAGCCTGCAATAAGCATATCTTCAATAAATTCAAAGTTGAGAGGTGGATGGGTAAAAAATTTGCATTTTGAGAAGTAAAACTATTGACAAACTCGCAGTTGCGAAGTATAATATATACATAATCAAACAAAACAAATGCTTGATTAAATCCAACGGAAAGGAGGACGCCATTTGGGTAAAGGAAAGAAGAAAAGGCAGAAAGAAAAAGAACTGCTCGAAGAGCGCCAGATCAAATTCCAAATCTATGAAAGTTTAGCGGCGATCATAGCAACCATAGTGACAATGCTTTTAGCAATCGTCACGGCGGTTTTGAGTTGGATTGATTAGCAACTAAGCGAACAGTTCCTTATCGGTTGAGCGGGGCAGAAACAAAGCCCCCTCAGCTGATAAGTCTACCATAAAGGAGGCTGAAAGGCAATGAAAAAAATTCGGAGGTTTCTGCAGGCATTATTATTCATCAACTTCATGGTGGGCCTGCATGACGGAATGAGAGCCGGGAATCTGGCGGCGGTTCTGGTAAATGGAGTGATTGTGCTGGCAGTTATAGCGGCAGAGAAGAAAGAACAGTAGGAGGCAAGGAATGAAAACATTCAGAATGGCAGATGTAGAGAAGATAGAGAAAATGCTGGCAGACGGAAAAACAGTCGAGGTTGAGTGGAAAGACGGAGCCACAGGAGAAATGAATACCGAAACCGTGAAGTATGTTCGCTGGGATGGATTGGTTTTCACAACAGGCAGCTGTATCTATACCGGCATCGATAAACTGAAAGAGATTCGGGAGGTGGCGGCATGAGCATAGGGACGCAGGTAAAGATTCCGGACATCTGACCACTGGCAACGGTGGTCCAGACCGGCAGAAACATGGTAAAGGTAGACTTCCTGGGCGAGAAGTTCTGGATTGAGAAAGACTTGCTGGAAGTGCCGGGGTTTGGTGATGATGAATGATTAAGAAGTCGGACATCGTAAGAGAGGCGGTCCGGGAGCAAGACTGGAAGAAAGCGTTGCTGATAGCAAAGGATTTTCACATTGGAGTGACGCAGGAGCAAAGAAGTAAGATGGCGAGAGCCTATGAGTGTATCGTTCATCCGGATTTCTACCGGCAGATCGGCATTGATATTCCGGAGGCGATAGAGCAGGGCAAGGCAATAGTAAAAGAATATGCGGAAAGCACAAGGAGGAAAAACACTATGATGAAATGGGATGTTAAGCATGACAAGGCGAAGAGAGTTATTGATGCGTTTCTGGATAACGCAGAGTATTGGCAGGAGAGAGAGGATTTGTCTGCAGGTCTGACGGACGAGGATAAGGAGCTGGTAAATGCGGAAGTGGCACTGATGATAACCTCTATCCGTAAGAGGTACAAACTGCAGGAGAGATTGCCTGAGCAGGAGGCCCAGAATCAGCCGGAAGAGGCGGAGACGGTAATTCCTACGGAAAAGGCAGAAGAAACGATGCCTGAGCCTGTAAACGAGGATAAAGAGCCGGAAAAGCCTAAGAGAACCAGACGGGCATCCACCGGAGAAAAGAAAGCACCGTCCAGGAGGAAAAAGAAAGAGGCTCAGGAGGAAGAGCAGGCATGAGATATTACAGTACACAGCGCCCGGTTATGCCGGGCGGCTTTCCTAAGAAAGCAGCAGTCGAGAAGATTGAGAATTTCGACACAAAGACATTCTGTGAGGAAATCGGGCGGGAGGCATGGGGATTCATTGAGTACCGGGAGCCTCTGACAAAAGAAGAGGCGGATGCCTATGAGCTTACCCTGGGAGGCATGAAAACATTCTGGTGCGTGACAACGGCCATATATGACAGCGGCAGGGTGGTGGCGAATATCACGAGCGTGGTAGAGGCGGTCAGTAAGCCGGAGAATGATTTCAAAAGCACAAAGCGGAAAGACGTCTACCATGATTGGGTTGAGAGCCAGGAAGAGGCCGAGGCACTTGTGAAGGAGGCAAAGGACGCATGAGGAAATACCAGGTGTTCATATATGACGATGAATCCGGGTGCGACTCTCCTGCAATATTTGAGGCCAGGAACGAGTCGGAGGCTAGGAGCAAAGGGAACCAATACATTAAGGCATGGCATTTGGTCGGCGGCGTAGTCACCGCGGTTAAGGAGGTCAAGGATGAATAACAAAGAAAAATTCAGAGGTCTTTGCCAGGAGGTTTTGCCTCTGATTAACGGAATTGCTGAGGCTGTAAAAAGAAACGGATATGAGGCTATGGCGAGCCTCACGTTAGACGGGGATGATTATTTCGCCTTCAGCATTCATGGTTCCGACTGGAAAATGGGCAAAGTCAACGGCGGGCCGGTCAATATGTGTTATGAGTTCAAGGAAGAAATCCAGTTGCAGGATCAGCGGCAGGAGAAAATGCCCTATAACAAGGCATCTGAGAATCTGGTGGAGATTTCCCTTGTTTACGCAGGCTTGCAGGCAAAAAACGAGGTATTGAGCAGCGTTGACAGCATCACTTGGAAACAGCTGTTTGTGCAGTGGGCGAATGATTTTGAGGCAGAGCAGGCAGGGACAGATTGGAACCAGGAAGATTATCTGGAAGAGATCGGGAAGTTTGCCCGCCGAAAGATTCTGGAGTATGTGGGATTGGAGGGATGAAGGAATATGCTGGAGGAATACATCAGGCAGTATGAAGAGGCGGTAACAGCTGGAAACAAAGCGGTTACGAAACGCATTGAGAGGGAGCTGGAAAGCCTGGGAATGGACCGGGCAACACTTCTGGTTCTGGTAAAGGAGAGAAGAAAGGAGGCAAATCAGTAGAAATGGCGAGAAAAATGCACGCATACGGAGAGCGCGAGCAGCATGGGCGGTATGTCCTGGATGATTACTGTTTCTCCAGAAACCACACAAAGGCTGTGACGATCCGCAGATGGAAAAGAAATCTGAAAAAGAAAGCCCGCCAGAGGAACAGGGGCATGGTAAGGGAGGCGACAGCAGAATGAATGAAACAGCAAGGCTGACGCCAGAAAGAATTGAGAATCTGGCAATCGAGATCAGAGAGTTTCTGCTGGAGCATGGAATGTGGGTTGATGTGGATATTTACTTTAACGGCAAGTGCTTTACTACCCACGATAAGGCGACAGGAAAATTCTATTACAATGACCGGGAACACATGGTAGTGCGGGAGAATGAGGACCCCAGGACATATTTTGAATATGTCAATCCAGACCATATCCTCAGCATGAGTTTTGAGGGTGTGGTATGCGAAATGCTCTACTACGGTATGTTCCAGGGAATCAGAAATAAGTTTGATGCGATTTTCAAGAAGTATGGGCTTTACTATGAGTTCGGACATCACTGGAATTTCAGCTGTTATTACATTTAGGAGGCAGCGGTTATGGTTGAGGAAATGAAAGGCGGATGTATCAGAGTACAGTCCAGCGCGAATGAGTGGATGGACTGCATATTTCTGGTAAGCCTGGAAGATAAGGAAAGGGCAATCGAGGTATTGAAGAAAGCCTGGGATGCTTTTTGGGAAGAGGGCGAAGGCTGGTGCTACGGAAACTTCTTGGAGGCGAAAATGGTGGAGGCCGGGATTGCCTTTGATGCGTACTACGCAGACGTGGAGGGGTGACGGATGGAAGAATATAAAGGGTTGTCGGCAGGAATGAAAATTCTGCTGGCGAAAGCAGAGGAACTTGGCTGGTGGTCGAGTGCATGGATCGAAGAGAGCCAGAATAACAGAACGTATGTAGAAATGGGCCAGCACTCCCCGGCAGGAGAAGATTTCAGCATGATAATTGATTTTGATGCTGAGGATCAGTGCAGCAGTTTTCGGGATAGCCTGGAATCCTACTATGAGGATTTCGATATTGACGAGCATATTGAAATGTGGGTCGAGGCAAAAAGAAGTGGCACTTCCGGAGTGCCGTCCATTCGCAGACTTGTGAAAGATGCGGAAGATATAGATGATATGATTCTAAATCTGATGCAGACGTTGCGGGAAATGGAGGTAGAGGATGGCAATGAACAATGAAAAAGAGTATCTGCTGGTGGGAAGTTATACACCACCAGACGAGAACGGAAAGGGGGAAGTAATCCGGCGTGAGTTCTACGGGCAGGGGATGATCTTCAAAAGTGACGAGGCTTTCTATGATACGGAGCATCCGGACAGGGTTTGCTACATACCGGAGCTGTCGGATACGAAGTACACCAGAAACAGTATCCTGCAGGAGTGCAACGGCCAGACGGATTTGGCCGAAGAGGTCTACGAGGCGGTGGACTGGCAGCATGTAAGCAGTCTGCTGGAAGATTGGCTCAGGAACGGAGAGCTTGATACCTGCAAAGAGTGCGGGAAGATGTTCAACTGCTATGGAGAAACGAAGTGCCCTTATTGCGGGGCGGCGTATGAAGGAGGCGATAACTGACGGTGGGCGCATGGGAGTGGGAGGACAACAATCTGGCACAGGAATCCGATTGCCAGGGAAGTGAAAGCCTGAGAAATTTATGTTGGCTATCTTCACAGCGGACCGGCAGAGGACTAAAAATTTGTCAGGGCTGTCCTGATGCAAATAAGGGATGTGGGTATTGCATTTCTCATTGTGTGCAGTACCAGACAATAATCGGAGAGGCGAACAGAAAACGGAAAGAAAGGTCAAGGAGGCAAAGATTGATGGAAGAAAAATTGGATGCTGTGGATTGCATGGTTTTGAATTGTGTGCTTGATGTGAGAGTCCGCAATGAGGACATTGATGACATCATGGTTTCGGCCCTGGAGGGCGGGATCAATTACTGGTGCAGAAAAGCCGAGGTCAAGGGAGACTATCTCGGAGAGTATGCAAGCGACCAGATCAGCAGAGGCGGCGAATTGATTCTGCATGATGCAGAGGAAAACAAGTCGTACACCCTCAGCAAAGAGAAGTTTATCGAGGGTCTGAAAAAGTACATCGCAGCCGGGAATACGAGTTGTATTGACCGGGAAACAAACAGTATCGGAGTCTATACCGGGAAACTGAACATAGACCCCTGCAATATTGACGCAGGAGCCGCAGACTGTATCATCCAGTATGCGTTGTTCGGTGATGTGATTTACGGATAGGAGGCGGATATGGCAGCAATAGTGGTGTTAGCATTTTTGATATTCATGGGAATGGAAAAGAAAAAGAAATAGGAGGTAGACATGAGCGAAAGCATTGTTACGGAGTACAGAGGGATATGTTTCTTTTGTGGCCGACAGGCAGAGGGGGAACATCATCTTATTTTCGGAACGGCGGGCAGGGAGCTGAGTGAGAAAGACGGCTTGAAGGTTCCCACCTGCAACAACTGTCACAACATGGGAGATAAGCTGAACCGGGTACACGATAACCCGATGGCAGAGAAGTTGTCAAAGATGCTGGGCCAGGCAATTTTCGAGGGCCGGATCGGTACCAGAGAAGAGTTCCGGAAGAGATACGGAAAATCTTATTTGTAGGAGGCGGACTATGAGAAATGATTTAATCAGAGCAATTCTAAATTGCGGCGCAGACGATCTGAGCATACTGGACGATTCAGGGGCGGATATGTTTAAGATTGTTGAGCAAATGCGGTTCGAGGGGTTGGAGCTTACCTTAAACGGAATCATGGCAGAAATCTTTAAGGAGGGCATCTTCCGCATGGACGAGGCTGTTAAAGCAGAAAAGAAAAGGCTGGAGACCGAAGAGTACGAAGGGACGCTGACAGAGGCAGGATATGAGCAGCTGGAGGCGATACGCCTGCATAATCTCAGCCCTCAGAATGATTTCACATATTATGTGAATTGTCTTGATACGCATTTGAACTGTGACAGCAGCAAGAAAGAGATTTACGAGGAAATGTTCGAGCAGGAAATGCAGGCCCTCATGGATTACACCGGTTTCAACATCGAAGGGTAGGTGCAAGGGGATGGGTGAAAAAGTGAGAATAGTGGCGGTTCTGGAATTAGACAAAGAAAAACTGGCTGAGTCTGGCGGGAGCTTTGAGGATGAAATGGGATGGGCTGAGCAGTCTGGCATCCGGATGCTTGAATACCAGGAGCAGAAAGGGGAATACGAGTATGCGTCATTTCTGTGGAGCCGGAGTCGTGGCAGATATGAGCAGGTCAACAGGGCGGTCCAGACAGAGCAGTTATGCCGGAACCGACTGCAGGAGTACATAAGCAAAGGCTGGCTGAATGAGGACTACGACACCAGCAAGGCGGTTTTTAAGAGAAGAACAGTAACAATGTTTGCCAGCGAATGGGAAGAGCTGAGCTAAGAAAGGAGAATTTATTATGCCGAATCATGTAAGAAATGTCGTAAAGATGGAGGGAATCACAAAACTGCCGTTATTCAAAACGGAGTATGACGAGTACGAGAAGAGGGATGTGGTCTGCTTTGATTTCAACAAGATCATCCCTATGCCGGAGAGTTTGAGTGTCGAAAGCGGCTCTATGACAGACGAGGCAATCATCTACTATGTGACAGATAAATGCACGTTGCCTCTGCGGGCAATCGGGGAAGATGAAAAGGAGTTAATTAACAGGAAAGTAAGCAATTCTTTCTGCAAAGGTTCCTGGGCCGAGGAAGTGTTTATGAGGGTGCTGAAAAAAACGCATGATATGCCCGCGGCGGAAAAAGAAAAGTTCTATGAATTGGGGCAGACTTATGTATCAAATATCAGAAGTTACGGACACGCCACATGGTATGACTGGCGCATAGAGCATTGGGGGACAAAGTGGAACGCCTACTCCAACGAGCAGGAGGATGCGGACACAATCATCTTTGAAACGGCCTGGTCCAATCCGGAGCCAGTTATGCTGAAACTGTCGGAAATGTACCCGGAGGCAACGATTGAACACTGGTGGGCGGATGAAGATATGGGTAGCAATGACGGCTACAGAGTCTACCAGGGCGGTGAGATCGTTGAGGGAGACTATCATGATTCCTGCAGCAACGAGGCGTATGAGACATACATAAAATGCTGGGGCGAGAGCCAATGTCTGTACCAGGATGAAGATGGACTGTGGCAGCGCTATGATTGTGACACCTGCCATAGATGTGACTAAGGAGGGGCGGAATGGCTAAGACAGTTAAAATTACCACGGATAATCACATTTCGGTTGTGGAAATTCCCTGGGATGTAGAGGCACAGGGAGAAATGATCGGAGCTGATTGTACGGAAACAGTAAAGACGCAGCGCATGTATGATTTGTTCAAGGATTATGTTGTGATGATCGTGGACGAGTCGGGACTTATTAAGAATCGCCCGGACAATCCGGCAGCATCCTATCTGTATGGAGCCGATCTTCATGGATGCACGATAGCGGGCGATGTCCTTTTCGGCATCCAGAGAGGGCCGGAGATACTTCCTCCAGATGATGCGGAGGCAATGAAAAATTTCCTGATGCGGAAGTTTCCCGGACTATCAGAGACAGAGGGGGTGTCGTAGGTGATGAAGAATACGTTAGGAGATTTGAACAATCATCTGTTTGCTCAGCTGGAGAAGTTGGGTGATGAAGATTTGAAAGGCGATGAACTGGAGGCTGAGATAAGGCGGTCTGAGGCGA